GTCTACCAAATCGATATTGGTGAAGCGTTTCGGATGCTAAAAGAACGCATGGGGTACTCACCAAGCCAGAAAAGGGAAGCTGCACCTGTTGGGCTAACCGATAAAGGTGAGGCGGCAAAAATGATCCGCGACAATGCCGAAATCGAGAAGCCGTATTTTTTTAATGAATACGGAATCGTTGCGCCCATTCACTACGTTTATAGTGGTCAAGCAGTAGTTACGCTGTCGGCATATGGAAAGCCAGTTGATTTTATTAAGGAAAAAGACTTTAGGGGCGGAAAATTAACGGACGAAGGTATTTGCATTCTAGGCCAACATTCACAGAAATTATGTATCGTCACTGACTACATTGATGCTACCTATTTGCGCCAAAAGTTGAGCGCGGACATAATGATTGTCTTTTGCGGTCATCCAGCACGCCTAGTGTGGGCAGTGGAGTACTGCAAAAAACAGTACGGCAATGATATTGCGGTTGCGGTTCCTAACATTTGGGATCACGTTAAATTCACAGAGTGTTTAGATGTGCCAGTGATGATTCCTCCTTTAGAGGGCTACTGGTGCGAAAAATCAATGAGGCAGGAGGTTTTATGATAGAAGAAATCAAGAAGATGATTAGATTTCACAAAGTGGCAACTTGGCTAGAGTCTGACGGGGTTGGCGGAAATATTGGGGTTTCTGGTGGAGAATTATTTCTATCTATTGATGGAGAAAATGAGGAGTTTGAAAGCATTGACGAGCTTCTATCTTACTGCGAAGCGGCAATGAAATATAGAAAGGTAGAAGGTGGGGAGGTTTTATGAGTGAATGGATTAGTGTTGAGGGCGAAACCCCAAGGGGTTTGATAGTGGATATTTGGGTTGAGGTCAAACCGCATGGCTATCATGGACGATTGATCGACTGTTATTTTGATAGTGGAATATGGAAAGATAGAGACGGAGATCTGGATGAAATATTTCAAGGCTCAGTAACTCACTTTATGGTTTCACCTACATCACCTAACAATAAGGCCAAATAATGTCATACACAACAGAACAAGTATCACAACTACTTCAAGAAGAAATGGCGATCAACAACGGCGATATTTTCAGAGGTGCGGCTGTTTTATCGTCAAAGATAGGTATGCCGATCCAACAGATATTGGCACCGATACCAAGCAATATTGATCATTCAAAATCGACGCTTGAGCATATGCACCCTCAGTACTGGCCACAAATCAGACACGATTTAATAGGAGAAGAGCAGGCATACACAGCGATTAAGATTCACCAGCCGAAATTGATGATCGGCAAAATGTCTGAGGCGATATCTAAGACGATTCAGTTTCCAGTTAACACGATCTTTGCTCACGCGCTAGGTTGCGTGGCCAGCGCTGCGGTATGGAACTTCACCTATAAAATTGACTCGGCATATCGTCAAGAGTCCGGCAGCCCTATCAATATTTTTGTTTGTAGCTCTCAGCCGCCAAGCACGGGGAAATCAGGTGTTCATAAGTACCTATCACAGCAGTCTGGATTGTCATTCAAGAAAACCAACACTACGCGAGCGATGAAACAGGCCGCAACGATCAAGGAAATTGAGGAGCTAGAGGCAAAAGGAAAGAACCAAAAAGGGTTAAGCGAACAGGACGAAATGAAGTTGTACGAGCTAAAACTTGAGCTTCCAAGTCTTGGTCAGATTAGCCCGATGATTTCCGATGCGACACCGGAAGCGCTAGAGAAAGCAGCTATCGATCATGGCGGCATCGTTAACGTATTGTCAGCTGAGGCGGAATCAATCACGGTACCTATTGGTGGGTTGTACAGCGAGAAAGGCTCAAACATGGGGCTTATCTTGTCGCTATGGGACAATGAAATGGTATGCGTAAAAAGATCGTCTCGTGTCGGTTTTAACGGATTAGTGAAAGGGTGCTTTTCGGTGCTTGCTCAAGATCCTGCGATTGATGCCATTTTGCAGGCTGGCTTATCTGGTCGCGGCATTGCTGAGCGTTTCTTACTTGTGAAAGAGCCTGACATGCTCGGCTATCGTGACCCGAAAAAGAAAGTTCCTATGGATTCATCGATTCAAGCGGACTACGACGGCATGATTGATAATGTCATAAATGCAGACGAAACCGAGCTTGTTATTAACCATGAATGTTACGAGAGCATATTAGACAAAATGTGCGAGTATGAGTCAGAAATGAAGGCAGACGGGCAATTTGGTAACAACATGCTTCGAGGCTTTATCGGCAAAGCGGACAAGCAGATTTGCAAGCTGGCCTGCATTATTCACATCAGCGAAGAATGGAAAATGCACGGCACACGAAAAAAGAAAGTGTCAGCAAAACATGTTGGTATGGCTATTGAAATCTTCGATCAATTCAAAAAAGGCATTCTTGATATCACTGAAAACAAAGGTATTGCTGGTGATGCGGCATTGATTAAAGCGACTTACGACGCATTGCATTTTGCTAAGCACGAGAGCAAGCACAAACACACTAAAATCGAGATCAGGAAATTCACCACGCTTTCACCCGTCGTAAAGCCGAACAGCGTGTTTAAGACGACACCAGACCTGACGAAAAACCTGAGAGAGAACATTTTCCCCGTACTTGTATCGCTTGGTGTGTGTGCGTTTGACGGCAAGGTGATCTACATAAATCCTAACTTTTAAAATTAATTGAAATAATTGTTGCAAAGGTAATAGGTATAAATTAATCTTAATAAATCAGATGATGAGGAGAAAGGAAATGCGAGAGATTAAATTTAGAGCATGGAACGATATTGACAAGATGCTTATTGATTGGGGAGTTTTGAGGGCTTCACCTGTATTTTTTATGAATATAATCAAGGGGGTAACTAGGCATCACAAATTAATGCAATTCACCGGCCTAACCGACAACAACGGTGTCGAGATTTACGAGGGCGACATTGTAGAGGATGAGGAGCATTATTATTCCGTTATATCATGGGACAACGGCGATTCCATGTATATTGCAAGCGATGTAGGTGGGTTAGCGGATATGTGTCACCCAGTTAAAGTGATAGGCAATATTCACGAAAATTCAGATCTTCTGGAGTCTTGTTAATGTTCTTCCCATACTCACATAACGACATTGGTGACCTAGAAGTAATGGTCACCGACTACGACAAAGAAGACGACATCATTACGTTTATGGTGTGCGACGAATCAGGCGAGGAGGTGGATTATACCACCTTTGAGCGCGACCTGATCAAAACAGCTAAAGCTCTTCGCGATGATGCTGAGGCGCTGCAAAAATTTGAGGATTTGAAGTATGGATAACATGATTTCAGATAAAGTTATTAAGTCAAGAAACTTTATTGAAAAAATGCTTGACGGCTTGTCTATGCAAGTAAACGGCTGCCAATTCGATCAGGCACCTACTGACTGGCAGCGAATGGTTGAACAAATGGTTAAACGTGGAATTACATTCAATATTGGAGAAACAAAATGACAATGCGAAATGATTTGAAATATATGATTGAAGCGATAATGGATACTCAACTATCGGAGATTGAAGATGCAGTTGAGGCAGCTTGCGGTAAAGTAGATTTAATTATTGATGAACTAGAGTCAATTTTATATGACGCCGTTCATAATCTTGATGGTGAAGATGATATAGAAGATATTAAAAGATTCCTTCAAGAAGCCTACGACGAAATTTAAGGAGCGCAAAATGACATTCATCTACTCAGAACCAAAAGAATTAGACATCGTTATTGGACTAGCCACTGTGCCGCGCGACGAGGGCAAGAAACGTTGGGCGCTACCGAACCGAAAGCACACGTCAAGCAAAACCACGGCCATCGAGTACGCCAAGAAGATTGATAAGATTTTGCAGGCAAATCAGGTGAAGAATAATGGCTAAACAACGCAAACCAAACAACCAATTCAAGCGCGCCAAGGTGATGATCGAGGCCAACTTGCATAAGCATGCTGTGGTTTTTACGGTGTCGCTTGGGCGCTCTTATTTTGTTAACCGCATTCATCCAGAGCGAAAGACGTGTGTCCAGCCGATGACAGAGGCTTTATTCGATCCAGATACAGCTTTGTTCAACAAGATCAAACTCGACTGGAAATTTTATCCGGTCGTTGCGCTTAAAGATGCGTTTGGAAATTTCGACAAACAGTACATTCACGACGTGGGCTACACGCTGACAAATGTTAGCTGGACTCAGGCGATTGAAGACGCGCTTATTGCGGCTAACAAGTATTTAGGCGAGGTTACGCCAAGATTCCGCATGAATTGTGCCTTAGTGTTTTGTTCGGCTAAAGCGCCAATGACAGTTGAGAAAATCGAGGAAATCATAAGCATGGATAAGAATTTCTATATTTGGGATGAAGACAGAGAGATCCGCACGCAAGAAGAGATTGATGCGGACGGATTGGAGCTGGCTAGACGATTGGAGGCTGTGGCCTAGATCGTAAAAACACAAGGAGGCTTCGGCCTCTTTTTTTTATTTCAAATAATGCTTGATAAGATTAATTTAATGGATTAATATTGCGATCACTGAAAAGGAGACTAAAATGCAAACACTACCATCAAATATCGTCAATTCATTTTTCGCACCAGCAAGCACCGATCTACTGAAACCACTTATAGCGTCTTACGACAGTGAAGTGGAAAACCTAAAGCGCGCAATCAATACAATAGAATCGGTCGATTTCTCGAAAGCGTTCGACACATTTGTGGAAGCGGCAAACAAAGACCGAGCGTCAGCCATCTACACGAAAATGTTTAATTTAGATGATGCCACAGGCTTGATCAATTCAAACTACTGGCAACGCGCTATGAACATGACAGACGTATATGACCACATGCCGCAAAAGCGCCGCGATGAATGGCACGATATGATCAGAGAGCGAAAGTGCCCAGCGTTCGAAGTGGCTGCGGTGTACGCGACATTCGAGGATCTGCTTCGTATGCGTAGCCAGTTCATTGCAGAGCGCGTGGACGGGATCTTTCGCAGCTTGAGTGGTGAACATGTTACCAACTCACCAACAGGGTTCAGAAAGCGCATGATCATGGCGAACGTGATAGAAAACGGCTGGTTTCCTAATCACACAAAAGGCGGTCACATCGATGATTTGCGTAAAGTGATTGCCAAGCTACTGGGGCGCGACGAACCGCGACACGGAACATCATCGACAAAGCTGCGAACTCAATACAACTACACGGGTGAATGGTTTGATTGGGACGGTGGTACCATTCGCGTGCGAGTATATTTGAAAGGCACTGCGCACATCGAAATCCATCCAGACATTGCGTGGCAATTAAATCAGATTTTAGCGTTTTTATATCCGGCCGCTTTATCTCACGCCAGCATTCGAAAGCCTGAAAAAGCGCACAAAGACTTTAAAGTGATCAACAACCCAATCGCTGACAGTGTATTGCATGAACTGAGTGAGGGTCGAATTAACGGTATGATCTTTGAACCATCAACGAACCACAAGCAAAAAGTTATTGATATTTTGCAAAGTATCGGTGGCGTAAAGACTCGTATTGAAAAGCGCACATACGATGGGCGTAAGACATTCGAGACTGATGTGATCAAGTTCGACTACTCACCGAATGAGGTGATAGCAAATATCATTTTAACGGGTGAGCTACCCGACAAAGTAACGCACCAGTTTTACCCAACACCTGACGAGTTAGCGGCACACGTTGTGACGATGGCTGAAATTAACAGTGATCACACGGTTCTGGAACCTTCCGCTGGTCAAGGGTCAATGGCGGACCACATCGACGGAAAGCATCGTATACAGTGCGTTGAGCTGTCAGAGCTGCATTGTGAGATTCTAAAGAGTAAAGGCTACAACGTAGATAAAGCCGACTTTCTGAAATTCGATCGTCCGATTTATGATCGAATCATTATGAACCCACCGTTCAGCGAAGGGCGCGCAAAACTTCACCTAGAGCATGCTGTTACGCAATTGGCGCCAGGCGGTAGACTCGTTGCAATACTGCCAAGCGGTATGCGTGACAAGCCCGTGAATGGTGCCAAGAGTGTGCAATATAGCGAAGTACTGCATAATCAATTCCCTGACGCGCGCGTGAGCGTGGTGATTTGCACGATAGATATCTGATAAGTTTTTATTACCTTCATCAAGTGTTATAATGGATCTGCGGATAGGGCGGCCACCCGAAAAGCTACTTGTCACAGTCTTCCGCATCCTTTATGACAGCTTTGACAAGAGTAAATATCATGCAACCACACCACAACACCCCTCACATAACCCTAAGCAAAAAGATAGGCGTATTCTACAGCAGCCATGCAAGAACATGGGCGGCACAAATTCGCGTTAACGGTAACACTAAAATGCTTGGGTTCTTCAAATTTGAACATCTAGCGATTGATGCTAGGATTCGCGCTGAGATCAGATTTGGCTATCGCGTATGCTATGGCATGAAGAAAATATCATCAAAAGAAATGGAGAGGCGAGAAAGCCTTGTCTTAAGCGAAGATAACGAAAGCGGCTATAAGGGCGTTCTTTGGATTGAAAAGAAGCGGAAATGGGCAGTCAGGCAAAATATAAACGGAAAACCTGTCCGGCTAGGCTACTTTACATATCTTGATGACGCGATAATGGAAAGAATCAAGGCAGAACGGAAAAAGTATCAATAACACTAAGCCCTCTTCGGAGGGTTTTTTATTGCCTGATATTTACTGCTTGAAAATACACGCCCAAAATACCGCTAAAACTTCACCATAGCTCACGTAAGCGCATTTTCGCTCAATTTCATGGCAATACACAGGATGGCAACAAAGTGAGCTTAAAACGCCTTAGAATAGGCCGACACATCACCTAAACACTGTTTAAACAAATTAAGCAACAAAAAAGCTATGTAAATCATACACTTAAAGAATAAAAAATGCCGTTTATTTGATTTGTTTAAAAAAAAGCGGTTTTGTTTAAGGTTGTTTAACACTTGCTGAGAGCCTATTTTCAGGCTACAGCCCAGTAATGGCGCGGGTTTCATGCAATTCAGTCGATTTTGCTTAACAGCCCCCATGAGACCATCCCCTATATAACCCATTACCAACATAAAAATGCTCACCATAAAAAATCCCACAAACAATAATTAATCTATGAAATAAAAAAAGGCAGACTGGGAGGCTTTAAACAATTAAGCAAAAGGATAAATAGATAGATAATAAGGGTATATAAGTATATATAGATATATATAAGTATATGATATATATACATATTTTATTTTATCCTACTATAGTTGTTGAGAATGGTTCGTGTTGAAGATTTCTTAAACATCCTTCAGCAAACCCCCTTTTTTTTAAGCAAAACGGCCTTTTTCGGGTGAAATTGGCTTATTTTTGATTTCGGTTGCGCTTTTGATGAAGTTAGATTAATATTAATTCAAATGAATTAATTATAGAAAGAGGTAAAAAAATGGCGTACACGTCCAAAGAAGTTGTTAACGACAAGATCGAAAAGCGGCTGGCTTTTTACAATGAAGTGATCGGCAAAGGTTCGGCTACTATCAAGATGCGTGATTACCATGATCACAGTGAGATCGAGATTGTTTGCACCGCTGCTGATTCTGACGAGCCAGCTATGCCGCAATATCAGATTTTGGGTAATGGCGGCTTGGGTAAATTGGTTCCTGCTGATGGTAGTGGTTTTTCTGTTCGCTGGGATAAGCATTTTAAAGGTAAGCTGTTTACGTTTAAGCGGGTGGTTTGATGTCAGACTTAAAACTAAACCCACCAGACACCCTGCCACCAGTCGGCTGCAATCTGGTTATCATTGTTGACGGGAATGAAGTGACATCCAAGCGTACGGGTTATATTGCCAATCGCGGGGATATGTTAGAATATCAATTATTGGACGGATCGCTTATTAGCGGTAGATTCAGTTGGAGGTATTTGTGATGACAGCCGACGAATGGGAGGATAGATAATGGCAGGCGGAAGACCTACGACATACGATGATGAAGTACTGGCTAACGCTAGGCTTTATCTTGAGAAGTACGAAGAAGATGGCGAGCTTGTACCTACTATTGCTGGCCTTGCTGGCTACGTTAAACGCAGTAGATCCACGCTTTATAAGTGGGAGCAGGAAAAGACTTATCCAGAATTATCGGACATCTTAGAAGAAATCAAAGAATGTCAAGAGAAAAAATTGATTAAAGGTGGCCTTTCAAGCAACTTTAATGCAGTCATTACTAAGATGATGCTTACTAAGCACGGCTACAGTGACAAGCAAGAAATAGACCACACCAGCGGAGGCGAGAAATTGCAAGCGCCTGTTTATCATGTGGTAGAGGAATGATATAATCATTATTGCGCCTAGGTTTAGCGGCTGAAAGGCTGGATTCGTTACCCAGCTTGGCGCAACACTATCATCAGTAACGACTAACCATAACGAGGTTACCGCTATGCAAGATTTCGTCAAAGATTTAGACTATATAAAATCACGCTTCAACTACTGCTCAGAAAGTGGCACTTTAACATGGAAGCCAAACTACACCTACCCAGCTTGGTGGAATACCAAGTACGCGGGCACCAGTCCAAGCAATACAGATAAGCTTGGATATATTCGAGCAAAACTAACTAGAGTTGTTAACGGAGAAAAAATATCCGCCTACGTTTCGTGCCATAGGATTTGCTTTTTTATGCACAATGGATGGCTACCAGAAGTTGTTGACCACATAGATGGGAATAAGAAGAATAACAAGTCAAACAACCTACGAGCAGCCGACATGAAAAAAAATGCTTGGAATAGGGTTGGAAATAAAGACACTGCTACAGGGTATAAAGGTGTCTCAATAAATAGGTACAGGAAAGGAAGCAATAAGGGTGAGATATATGGATATATAGCTAGAGTTAGGCAAAATGGCAAATGCGAATACCTTGGAGTGTTCCCGACAGCAGAGCTGGCCAATGACGCAGCCAGAAAAAAAGAGAAAGAAGTTGTCGGCGACTGGATGAGGAAGTCATGAGAGAAAAGATCGAAATATTTCCAGCGTTTAGAGAATTCTTACAGCCTGCTAGGTTCAAGGTTGCCTACGGTGGTCGCGGTAGTGCAAAAACCAGAACGCTGGTCACGCTCTTAGTGACTAATTGTTTGTATTCTGGTTGGCGTATTGTGTGTTTTAGGGAAATTATGAAATCCATTGATGATTCTGTTTATGCCGAGATTGTCGAAGAGATAAATCGAAGGGACCTAAATGCGCATTTTGACATACTGCAAAAAGAGATAAGATGCACAACATCTGGCGGGGCCTTTAAGTTCGAAGGTCTGCATAGGAACCAGCAAAAAGTGAAGGGTTATGCAAACTTTGATTGCGCATTTGTTGAGGAGGCAGCCAATGTTTCCTCTGACTCTTGGAAGATGCTTATACCAACATTGCGAAAAAGAGGATCCGAAATCTGGTGCGCATTCAACCCAGAAACCCCGCTTGATGCCACTTATCAAATGTTTGTTAGTAAACGCCATTACCCAGACTATATGGACGGCAAGCGCTACTGCATAAGCAAAAAGATAAACTACACAGAAAACCCACGCTTCCCCGATGAATTGCGTGTTGATATGGAAATCATGAAGGAGCGCGACTACACGCTTTATCAGCATGTTTATCTTGGTATGCCTGTTGCTCACGGTGATTTGTGTATCATCCGTATGGAATGGATAGAGGCCGCAATAGGCTTTGAACTAGAGGCGTCAGGAAAGCGTGTGATTGGCTATGACGTGGCAGATGAAGGCGACGACGATAACGCAATCGTGAAGGCTCATGGTTCGCGCGTATACGGGTGCGACGCTTGGAACAAGGGCGACGTAATAGAATCGGCTCGCAAGGTGTATGCTGTGGCACAGTCGGAAGGTGCAGAGATAGTGTTCGACTCAATCGGTGTGGGCGCTGGTTCTAAAGCCGAGTTTAGGCAGTTAGCGCAAAACGAGTATAGAACTATTGTTGCTACTGGCTTTAACGCTGGCGGTGCCGTTAGTCGTCCTGATTCGGTATACAAGGAAGGCAAGACAAACAAGGATCACTTTTCAAACATCAAGGCTCAAGCTTGGTTCACCCTTGCTGACAGGTTTTACAACACCTATCGTGCTGCGGTGTATGGTGATGAATTCCCTGTTGATCAGCTGATCAGTATCGATCCAGATTTGCCGCACCTAGAAGAATTGAAGTTCGAGTTGACCGCGCCCCGTCGAGAGTATGACGGAAACATGCGCGTTAAGGTGGAGTCTAAGAAGGATATGAAGAAGCGCGGCATTAAGTCGCCTAACATTGCCGATGCTTTGGTGATGTGCTTTGTGCCAGATCAAACTGGCGGCTTTACAAACTTGTTTGGGAGGTAGTAAAAAGCCCTCATTGCGAGGGCTTTTTATTTAATATGATATGCCCTCGACTAAGTCACCATCAAAAACGTTTAAATTCTGATCTATATCTAGGTCTAATTCAAATGTTGAATACTGTGAAAAATCGTCCGCTATAGTCTCAAACATACTCTCATTATGTGATTTTATAATTCTCTTTAAAAAACCCAACTGCAAGCCTATGTTAAATTCTTTTTTGTTTAATTTTACAACCCCCTTAATAATTGTAGCCATAATTATCTCCCTTTACACAGTTCTAAGACTCTCTGCCTAAATGCTTGATATACAAAAATAGGCATATTAATAACTAATTCTGAGTTTTGTATTTCATTCATAACTTCCGTATCTTTTGTAATCCAAGCATTGGCAGCTTTTTTTGCTAGTGCTTCAATATCTTTATTTTTAATAGGTTTAGTCATCTTATTTTCCCCATTTCGTTAGTTGATGTAGTAATATTAATCTAATGGATTAATCTTATCAAGCATTATTTTAAAATAAATTAATCAATTCTTTCCTTGCCTATTTCCACTCTATCATTTAGATTAATGTTAAATCAATGAGGAGATGAACTATGAAAGACCTAGAAACGATATTCAGAGAGCGTCGACTCGCGTGTGACGGTGTTGTTAATTGTCCAATTGACGATTGGAATGCGATTGTGTCGCAGGTGTCGGACTTGGATGCTATCAATGCTGAAATGTACGATATGCTTGAAAGTCTTCTTTGTCTAGAGGGCATTATTAAGACTGATAGAATTAAAGTCGTACTAGCCAAAGCCCGTGGAGAAACAAAATGACCGAATTCTTTATCCTAGCCGCATTCGTGGTTGCGGTTTGCTTAACATTTATCACTGGCGGCCTATCTGTAATGGCCTATATCTACTTAACGCAGGGCAAGCAAGCTGCGGTTGAATTTTTTAAGAGGGAGTTTTGATTATGGCTGTTGCGGATCGTGTAGACGAAATTGAAAGACTAATAGCTGAAAATGAAATGACAAGCTCTCAAGTTTTTACGCAAATGAAGCAGCTTATGCTGTATACGAGATCTGATATAAACAAACTAAAGGCCGAGGCGGTGCGGGAGGCGGCAAAGCTATGCCATCACCCTACAAACGCAGGGAGAATGTGCCCAGTTGAGCAACTTGAAGACTACGCAAATAAACTAGAGAGGGATGAGCTATGAATGTTGAGCCCTGCCTTTGTGGAAGGTGTGGATCTTATATCCCATCATTCAGAGGTAAGCAGATAGCAGAACCGTGGCAGAAATTTGGTGTTATCGACATTTGCGAAAAATGCGGAGATAGAGCAAATAAGTTTTTAAATTATTGGGGTTTAAAAAAACCTAAAGACATTGAAAGTCTAAGGAGATATTTGCAGTCTGGCTACCTGTGTAAGCAAGAAACAATGAATCATTACAATCAACTAACACAAGCGGGGTATTATTAATGATCCTCCCCATCCTATTTGAAATGTGCATACAGACTGGCAACTATGCCGAGACCGTTATGCGTGACTGGCAGTATGGCGAGGCTACGCAGCAACTTGTTGAGCGTACAGGTGGTGATAGTCAATTGTTACGCATCACCTTCGAGGCGGTGCGCAATGGTCGAGAGTTAACCGTGGAATCTAAAGAGTTCGCCATTCTTGCGTTTAAAGATGGCGTGCAAATGAAGTGTTTGAGTGAGGTTTTATGATCGATAAACAGTATACGTGCGGGGTTTTTTGGGGTGCTCCATCACTTATTGATGAGAGCGTCGAGGCTGGTTTTCAAAATATTAACGATAGATATATTTCTAATGAATCGGTTATATCAAAAATGAAAGTTTTGATTATGGGTGGAAGGTTTAGTTTTAAGCTTGTTCCTATTGGTGAAAAGTCGAGCATGGGCCATGGTTGCGGATCGGGATATAGCGCAAGCGCCATTGTTCTTGACGACGGAACCATGCTAACTGGTGAGATAACATGCTCTAACTAGCACAAAAAAGTGAGGTTTTATGATTGATAAACAGTACGATAAAGACCGTGACATTGTTGAGCTTGACATGCTTGGGAACTATTACTGCCGACATGTTTTAGCATTAACACGAGAAAACTTAGTTGGTAAGTCTGAGATAGCGGCCGAGCTTGGTTATCGTGATCTTATGATTGATAGGCTGCAAAGAAAGCTAGACGAGGCTAATGCGGAGATAAGTAGACAGGCGCTTGATACGCTCAACCTAAAAGAACCACCAGAAGCCAACAACTAGCACAAAAAACCCAACCGCGCTACAATTAAGCCCATACACATACAGATGGGCTTTTTCATGTCTACACGATACAAGAACAACGCTGCCGAAAAGGCGGAAAGTAATCCAAGCCTTGCGCTAGCCGTTAACCACTACTTTGCCGCCAATGACAGCCGCAACACGCTAAGACAGCAAATGGCGCTAGCTAGTATCGACACCAAGCACCCACAATGCTGGAACGATTACGGCTATCCAGTTAACCCATGCTTCACCGATTTCTTTACGGCTTACAAGCGTTCAGGCTTGGGTAAAGCTGGCATTGAAGTGATGGTTGATAAGTGTTGGCAGTCATGGCCGTGGGTGCGTACCGTTGAGGATCGTAAGTCTAAGGAAACGGCATGGGAGAAAGCATTCTATAAGCTGGCCAACCGTTTAGACTTGTGGGCTAACTGTAAGATGCTTGATACCCGTCAAAGCGTCGGGCGTTATGCTGGCTTCTTGATGGTCGTTGCTGATAGTAAGAAATGGGATCAAGAGATAACGGGCAACCTTTCGGAAAAAGCCGTTAAACAGATCATTCCACTGTACGAGTCTCAACTTGAAGTAGAAGACACTTACCAAGACGAAAAAGACGAACGCTACGGCCTGCCTAAAACCTACATGTATAACGAATCCGCATTAGGTGACGGCAACCCTGATTCAGTGCGTAAAGTGACTGTCCACGAAAGCCGAGTGATCATTTGGGCAGACGGTGCCAGCGGTAACAGCATATACGGCACATCAAAACTTGAGGCCGGACTAAATAACCTAATCAACATCGAGAAAATCGACGGTGCAGGCGGTGAAGGTTTCTGGAAGAATGCGCGCACTCCTTTAAACCTTGAGATCCAAGAAGGCGCTAGCGTTCAAGAGCTTGCTTTGATGTATGAATGCAAACCAGAGGAATTGGCGGCAAAGATTGGCGAAAAACTGGGCGACATGAACAAGGGCTTTGATAACTCCTTTATGATGAAGGGTATGAAGGCAACACCTATGGTCGCAGCGCTTCCTGATCCAGAGAAGTTCTTGGACTCTAACAAGAGATCGTTTGCTGCGTCCGTTAAAACGCCACTTACGATCCTTGAGGGTAACCAGTCGGGCAACCAAGCTAGCCAAGAAAATGGCGACACACTAGACCAGCAAGCAGAGTCAAGACGCGCCAACGAGATAGACCGATTTATCAAGAAGTTTATCAAGTGGCTTGAAAAATACGGTGTTATTGCGAAAAGCGAACAGTACTGGATCTACTGGGATTCGTTGCTTGAGCCATCCAGAGGAGAGAAGCTAGATAACGCTAAAAAGATGGCTGAGATTATTCAGACGCTTATAGGTACTGGAGTTGCTACGTTTACAGGTGATGAAGTTCGAGAGGCTGCGGGTTATGATCCGTTAACGCCAGAAGAGTCGATCAGGGAAGAAGATATGGAAGACGTTGAGCCAGAAGAGTAAAAAAGAAACCCCTCGCTATGAGGGGTTTTCATTATCACCTAATATGTCTTTCATTATTAGATACTGTAGACCTGCAGCGTCGAAATATTCTTTATCGCATACCACGCTAAAGTCGAAATCTGTCATCCCTTCTTTGTAGCGACTAAATATTTGTCCTTTTTTAACATCATCCATGTACTCGACTTCACACATTGCGAACTCGTCGAAATACCCTAGCGGCCACTTAAAGTCGTACTCTTTTACTAATCTCAGTGTTTCTTTTGTGTTCATTTCATAGCTCCTTGATTTTATCTATTGCGGCATCATGCTCTATGACAGATATAGTAAGAGAATCGGCAGCTTCTTTTGCTGTGTCAATTATTCCATCGGCGCATATACTAAATATGTTTTCGCAATGCTTTTTAGTAAGATTGATCGTTACAGATCCTTGCTCATTTACAAAAGTAGCACGCCCTTTGTATTTTCCTTTATCTCTTCCAAATGTGCTTAGCTGTATCCTTAAGTCTTCTAAAATCATAATGCTTTCACCTTGTCGATTGCGGCCTGTAGCTGGGATGCGTCAGTTATGCAAAGCCTTTCTTTAAAGAGCGCATATACTGCACCGCGCTCGGATATTTCAATGATCGCCATATCTTCCCCGTAGTAGTCAAGGTGCATAATCTTTCCCTTTGACTTCTCAACCGCCAACCCCACAAGCTCCTGAATTATTTTTGTGGTCATATGCACCACCAAAAACACCAAAACAAATGTTTAGCTGCCCTGTCAAAAAACATAACGTCCCCCTTATACTTGCAGTTCGAAACAACAAGTTTTCCTATAGTTATTGACCACATAACCATTCACCTCTCTAATTAATCAATCTAACATTAATCTATAACAAAAGACTTAGCAACCTTTATTTGCTATTATTTATCTATTCCACTGGAGACACCAATTATGGCAATGAACGGCAAACCTATTTTACCAAATAACCCCAAAGCGCCTACGCAAACAATCGGCATCAATAACACTGCCGACAAGAAGCTCAAAGCGTCAATGCGTCGCATACAAAATCAGGTTCTTGCATTAATGAACCGCATTCCAAAAGAGCGTGTAGGAGCTGATCAGGCGGGTATCATCTTTAATGCGGAGGCAACCTACAAATACATGGTTACGCCTGCATTGTTGGGACAAATACCAAGCGAGATAGGCCGCATCATCGAGCAACAACTACTTGAGGGCGGCAACTATGATTGGTACATGTACGAAGCCGTGCAAGCGTCAAGCGATACTGGCGCGTCTGCTGAGGTGGTTAATCTACAAGCGCAAACGACACTAGCCGAGTACCCAGTGACCGTACAGAGCGCCATTCTTGCCGCACCACATCAGGCGCGTGTCGAACTAGCAAAGGCGCGCGTATTTGAGGAAATGCAAAACCTATCATCGGAAATGAAAACGAACCTATCTCGCGTGCTTTCTGACGGCATGGCGAATGGTGATAGTCCGCGCGTGATAGCTAGACAGATATACAACACAATCGGCCTGCCTGAGTGGAACGACGGCAGCGATAAAGCCTCTTACGCTCGCGCCCTTCGCATTGCACGCACAGAGATAAACGAGTCACACAGACGCGCTAAGAAAGGCGAGAGACAGCAGGCTAGGCAGATTGGCCTAAACGTTGGCGTTATGCACTTGTCTGCATTGAAGTCGAATACGCGCAGGTGGCACGCCCAGAGGCATGGGTGGGTAGGCACAGAGAAAGAAGAGGCCGACTGGTTCGATCGTGACGGCAACAAAATTTCGTGCCAGTGCTCAACTATAGCGGCAGTATTGAATGATGAAGGCAAAGTCAGATCCGAAAATTTCCTAAAACAAGTAGACATGCAAAAAACTAAATATTTCTCCTTGCAATAAGATTAATGCTTGATTAGTATGAATGGAAATTAAACAAGGAGAACAAAATGAACAGACAGCAAGCGTTAAAGTGTTTGGTTGATAATTTCGCAACGTGGCCACACGACGAATTACCTGGTGAAATCAGTGGGCTTTGGTCGTGGGGCGGGCTTATTGGCTCCATAAAGCTATATAGCTTATGCGATGAAGCCTCAATAACAAAACAAGACTGGCTAGATGCCAAGGCAGAAAAGGAGGAAAATATGGTTAACTCAAACGAAGGCGATAAAAAATGTGGTTGTACAGGATGCAATAATGTAGCAACGCATACATGGAGTGGACACGCAACATGTAATGGCTGCTCTATCCGTCCGCACTTGAAAAATCTCACAGATAAGGCTTTTGGACAACCCTACATGCCGAAAGTTGGGGAGGAGTGTGAGTATGATTCTAAAGGTGCGCCAGTAGTTAAAAATAAGAATTTTAATATTGACGAGCACTGCATCGTGGATACATGGACAGATGGAGATAGGCTTATAGTTATAGCAAACTCAACGATTTTTGATAATGCTGTCTTGGTTGTTAAGAACCACAGATCACAACAAATATCATCAATTATTCCAAAATACGTACGCCCACTAAAAACCGAGCGCGAGAAGTTTGTTGAGCGCGCCAAATCTATAAATAGAAAGCTAACAATTGGCGCTAATGAAGAGCAAATGTTAAATGCTTTCTTTGACGAGGGAATGACCTTTAATGACTAAACCATGCACATCTTGCCAGCACTGCGAAAAGAAAGCAGGAATTGCTGGCGACTACTACTGCAAAAAGAAGCGCGTAATTACATCGATTGCGCGTATTTCAAATGACGGTTTGACGCTGCCAAAAGGTCAGGCTATTGAGTGTTTTGAAGAGAAGGAAGAGAAGTAAATGTCAGTATCAATCACGGGTAAATTGAACAAGCCAGCAAGCGAATTTGCAGCGGGCGAAAGTGTTGGCTTTGGTATTCGTCTAGGGCAGCAATACTATGATCGAGAGACAAAGCAAAAAGAATGGACTAATTATGAAGCGGTTGTATTTGCTAAAGCGCAGGCGCAAATTGATTTTTACCGTCAAGCATTGGTTGAAGGTGCTGTAGTTGAGGTGCTTGGTAAGCGCCAAAAGATCCGTACATTCGAAGGGAATAACGGAACAATTCTTTCTATAGAGATTATCGACGCATCACTTGAAAGTGTAAACACTGGCGGACAGGCTGCACAATCTTCTGGCCAACAACCAGCACAACAACAAGGCGGATTTAACCAACAGCCAGCACAGCCTAAACCGCAGCCGCAGTCATTTGGAAGTTTTGGCGCAGCTCCAGTTGCATCGGCACCAGTTGCAACATGGGAAAATGTAGAGCCAGCTGGTGAACCAGCGCAAAAAGGCGCTACTATTGATCAAATCAAAGCGCATGAGCAAGTAGGCGGCGACATTAACAAAGCACTTGCTCTAGGCTGGGTTGCTGATTCGAGCATCCCATTTTGATCCTCATGGCGTTATGCCTAACCAACGAACAGGCTTGGATGCAATTTAGATTGCTAGGTCGAGTTCTTTAAACCAAAGCCGCTCAAGTAGCGGCTTTTTTACATCTTCCAAAAACTGCGCTATCATTCACCAAACTAATGACATAAGCGCGCCTCAATGATTGAAATTATACCTCTACTGAATTTTGTGAAGGATTACCCGTGGTTTACGCCATTGATTGCGGCTCTTGTTATCCTTGCTGCTATCACGTTTATGACCAAGATGGTGATGCTTTTATTGTCGAACACTAGAAGCATTCACAACATCGTCAATGCGGCATTGCCTGCCAAGAAATCGCTTAAAACGCTGGCGCTCGCGGAAGAAGAAGCGGATAGAGAGCTTACGGAATTGGCCAAGGACTTTGGCGCTGACAGAGCGTGTATGGGCTTGTTTCACAATGGGCGCACATCATTAGGCTGTGTCCACCTGCTTAGCTTCTCAATCAAAGCAGAAGGATCTAGCGGCAAGTTTCCTCGAATTACTGGGCGTGTACAAAGTATGCCGATGTCAACTTATGGCAAGTGGTCGCGAAGCATCATTATCGGCAAGTCTGTCGAAGTTTCTGATATATCCATTGCAGAGAAAGAAGCGCCTTGCGCCTATCCTATACTTGAGCAACACAGCGTAAAATCCATTTACATTTACCCAGTCGTCACGCCTAGCGGTGACATTGACGGCTGCGTGTTCCTTGAGTACTGCCAAGAAAGACGCGAGTTAGGCCAAGTGGAAAAAGACCAGATACGCGCGCGAGGGCAGTCCATTTACACCAAATTGCATGAGGCGAATAATGTATGATTGATTTCAGCGTCATATCTGAATTTGAAGGACGCAGCCTAGTCGGCTATGTTCCTAATGCTGGCGGAAGTAAGTCAGGTGTCACGGTTGCAAGTGGTTTCGATGTAGGTCAACGCTCGCCTAGCGAGATACCAAGACAGGTAAGAGATAAACTTTCCCCTTATTGCGGTCGCACTGGATTTGATGCTGTGGCGTTTTTGCGCGACCATCCGCTAACTATTACCGCTGATGAATGCGATCTAATAAATAAGTTTGCCCATAAAGAGGCGGCCGAAAGACTTATTTCTGCTTGGAATAAAGAATCTTTTACACCGTTTTCTATGCTACCTAACGAAGCTCAAACAGTTGTTGCTAGTGTAGCCTTTCAATACGGATCATTAGAGAAAGCAACGCCTAACTTCTGGCGGCAAACTACTTCGGGCGACTGGGTCGGTGCGCTGGCTAACTTACGAGATTTTGGTGACTCCTATAAAACTAGACGCAACAAAGAAGCAGATTTGCTAGAATCAAGACTTTACGAGGATAAAACTAATGCCTAAAGAACTCTTACAAATACCGCTCACTATCAACGCATCAATGGTGCGTCGTGAAATGGTCGACGGTGCTGATTGCATCATCATTAACTCGGCCACTTTGCCTGATAACATCGTCATGAATGGCGGCTTGTACCTTGCCGAAGAGATTGATAAATCCTACATGACTCTCGAAGGTGTTCAAGCTCCGGTAGGCCATCCAGAGAAGGACGGCAAATATATCAGCGCAAATGATCAATATGCGAGAAAGAATTTCTATGCTGGTGCTTATGTAGCCAACGTAGAGCGTAAAAACGGCAAAGTTTATCACGACACAGTTATCGACATAGACGAAGCGAATAAATACGAAAAAGGTCGAGAGCTTTTGGAAGCCATCGCGAACATGGAAAAGAACGGTGTGCCGATCCATACAAGCACTGGCGTTTTGCTTGAGCGTGAAGTGTTGGAAAAGCCACAGATGAACGCTGCCGAGGTGGAATACACTTGGATCGCTCGCAATATGAAGTTTGACCATAACGCTATTCTGCCCAATCAAATCGGTGCCGCTACACCTGAGCAAGGCGTAGGCATGATGGTAAATGCGGCCGATGTGGACTTGGCTAGCTTTGAGGGTAATGAGGAATTTGAGGACGAATCCTTAGACGAGCTTATGCGCCAACTTAGAGATATGATTGAAGATGCTATTGCAAAAAATGAGATTGGCGCAAAGCATATTTGGATATCTGACATATCAGATCGAGCTTGCGTATATGAAGTGACAAGAGAAGACAATACAAGTGACTACTATCGTGTCGAGTATGCCATTCTTGACGGTGAAGTTAAGTTAGGCACAGAAAAGACAAAGGTTAGACGAAAACTGTCTTGGGTGACAAACAGCCTAAAAACATTCATCAAAAACATGGGGTTTGCAAAGCCCATTCAAGAGACTTATAATGAAAGCGTTACAAATTCAACTAACGAGGGTTTAGAAATGACTCCAGAAGAAATGCAAGCGCTCTTAGATGCGCAATCCGCAAAAATGGAAGCGAATTTAGATAAGAAGCTTGCGCCTCTTACTGACAAAATCGCCTCATTAGAAGCAAACGCACAATCTGCTGAAAAAGCCGAGCGCGCACCGCTTGAAGCTAAAGCAGAGGCAAAAGGCTTGTCTGCTGACGAAATCAAATCAATGTCTACTAACGCATTGAAAGTTGCGTTCGGTGCTGACATTGAAGGTTCTGCGACTTATGCGGCTGGCGGTGAGCCAGTAGTTAACGCAGACAAACAAGAATTTTCACGCGAGCTACCATAAGAGGTAATACATGGCTACTACTAATGTGATTTTCCGTGGCTCCGTTGAATGCAACAAGCCAATCCAAGACGAGGCACTTGCAGCGGCATCAACATTGCCGGGCACGTTGCTTTTCAAAAATGCTGGCGCTTTTACAGCGTTCAATACCGATGGTGCAGGCGCAGGTGTTAATCTTTATGTTGCTGACCTAAACTTCTTGCAACAAGGTTCAACTACTGACGCTTGGGCGGCTGGCGATACTTTGGTTGCTTTCGAGCCTCAGAAGGGCGAGCGTTACAACATGCTTGTTGCTACTGGTCAAACTATCACAGCGGTTGACACACCTCTTGCTGCTGACGGTGCTGGCTTGTTGCGTATTGGTGTTGTGGGTACTGACGACATTATCTGCTATGCCGATCAGATTATTACAACTTCTGCTACCACACTTGTTGCGGTTAAATTTTAAGAGGCTGAAATATGTACGGATTTAAAGAGACAAAAGAGTTATTTGCAAACAGCCAGTCGAACTTAGCCAACGCAACTAAGCAGTGGCACGAAGTTCAAGGCCGACGCGAGTTTTTCAATAACTACGAGCGCAGCATGGCGACAATGCAAGGCATGAATGCCAACGCAGCGGCAACTATCCCGCGCGACGTGTATGTTGAGTTCGACAACATTACCAAAGAAGTCATGCGTAATGACGAGGGTGACGTTCTGTTGAACGACTTGCTACCGTTAGCTCGTTCGGTTGATATTGGCAAGATCGAATACAAATACCGCAAAGCGTCTGATTCTGGTAACGCTAAAACCACTTTGAGTGGTCAGACTGTTGTTACTATGGATAAAACGCAATACGCATACGACTCTGCGATTGTTCCTGTTCACCAAGATGGCTTTGGTCGTGAGTGGCGTGAACTAGCGGGTCAGCGTTCAGAAGGTTTCGACGGCCTAATCGATGATCAGCGTAATTCTGTAAAAGCAACTCGTCGCAAGATGGTTGATTACATCTTTAACGGTGATACCTCAATCGAGTTTAACGGTGCTACTTGGTCTGGTTTAAAAGCTGACTCTCGTGTAGCTTCTAGCTCTTTGAGTGTTGATCTTACAGCTGGTGCAACTACTGCGCAGCAAGTTCGCAACGAGTTCAAAGCTCAGCGCGACGTTTTGCGTATTACGAACAACGTTATGGGTCAGGTTACTTTCTACGTTTCTCGTGAAATCATGAGCAACCTAGAGCGTTACTACTCTGATAACGATGGCGGCTTTGGCACTATGCTTGACGCTGTTCGCGCTCTAAACGGCATTGCAGCGGTAAAAGAGACAGCTCTATTGTCTGGTAACGAAATCTTAGCGATGGTGTTGGATAGCTCAATCATTCGCCCAGTTGTTGGCATGGGTGTCTCTACTATCCCAGTTCAGCGCGCTAACCCTTTCGATGCTCATAACTTCATTACTTGGGGTGCAATGGGTATTCAGGTAATGCAGGACTACGAAGGCCGCTCAGGTGTTCTTTACGCTACTACAGCGTAAGGTTGATAACTGGCATTAGCCGACAAAGGGGAGCTTCGGCTCCCTTTTTTATTATGGAGAATTTGAAATGTATAATCGAAAAGTAATAAAAGAAAATTGCTTCTATCAAGTTGCTGGAAAGCTGCAAAAAATAGAGGTTGGCACTGTTATTGAAACAAGCAATCCAAATCTATTTGGCGCTAAAGCAGTAACTGTTGGGCAAGTTGAGCTTGAAGTGGCAACGCCAAAGCAAGAGATCGTTGAGGAATCTGGATCGGACGAAGAAGCGGAATTGCGCGCTTTCATTCTTGATAAAACAGGCCAAGCAGCAGGCGGAAATAGCAAGATCAGCACGCTTCGTAAACGCGCCAAGTCATTAGGCTGGGGTAAGTAGAATGGCTAATCAATACCAATTTAAGACGGATTTGGGTGATGTTTATATTCCTATCGCTGACGGTGAGTATGAAATCCAAGACATGAGCGCGTCTTACAGTACAGGCCAATGCTACCTGCAATTTTATGACGCTCAAAAATCACCAGTAACACCAAGCGGCGGCACGGTTACTTTTAAGGCGGGGGCGTTCAACGGACAGAAACTTGAGCCGTCAAATGGCAACGGAATTATTGACGCGACCGATGTCGTCTTTGGCAATGCCATCTATACGCCTCCACAGTTTGAAGGTTGCGTGGTTTTTTCTAGTATGACGCTATCGGGGATTACAGGTGCTACGTATGTTAAAGCCTATCATTGGAGGGATGAATAATGTACCCAAGTTCAGGCATTTCATTTGCACAGCTATCAGAAAGCACGCCTAGCACAATTGTCTGGGTAAAAAAACGGTCAGATATGCCAGCAAATCCAAGTTCTGACGTGGAATACTGGATAGATTACAACGGGCTTCTTGAGGTAGATGAAATCACCGTGCCGTCCGGAGGGTTGTTTATTCGTGGAACTCAGTCAGACCTAACTGGTATCGGATCAACCGCAGACAATTTTACGCTTTTTAGCGGATCTGGCGCGGGAAACGTCTTTATCAGCAACATTTATATTTCCGTGACAGGTGCAAACTCAAAAGTTAACGACCTTTCGGATTCTGGCGAATCTGCAATGGAAATGCTTTCTGTCAATTTCTATGATTGCTCAAGTCTAGGTGAGCTTGATGGATACAGACAGCTTAGTATGCTTAACTGCGGCATTTTCGGCGGGTCTCCAGAATTGACACTATCAGGAAGCATGAACGGAATATTTATTGACACATGCCTGACGCGTGGACTTGATTCTGGGTTTACTGGATCGCTATTTAAGGCAGGTACAGCACTAACACTAGATAGCCGATTTAGATCGAATATGCGTGTTGACCTACCGTCAGGAGCAAGTTTCTGCGACTTCTCAACGTCAAACTTTTTAGACAGTTCGTTGTGTCAAATGAATGGCGGACAGTACTCGCGAAACGGCGTTGTTAGCTCTGGCGACAATCAACTCTTCCCAAACCTAGATCCAGAAGACCTAGTGTGCGAGTGGCGTGATAATAACGGCCTTAGAAACACGCATGAAGGCGGTCGCTTAATTGTCAGCTCTGAAACTGAAACCACAATAAGCACAGCGGGAGTTTTTGTTGATGCGGCTGGAACTTGGAGTGCTAGCAATTTGCAGCACTTTTCTAGCGATGTTAATGGCCAACTAAAAAACGACGGAAAGAATCCGCAGGAGTTTTTAGCAATCGGGACATTCTATATTGATGGAGGTGCAAATAACGTTATTTCGGTAAGGCTGACTAAATGGGACTCTTCGGAATCTGAATTTGTCGAAGTATATACGGCAACACAGCAAGTTCTATCGATTATTGGTGGTCGTGATGTGGCGCTAATTAGCTTCTATTACCCTCTAAGTTTGAGGTTTAACGACTATGTAAAACTTCAAGTTGCGAACCAGACAAACACAACAAACATGACGGTTGAGGTTGGGTCTTTCTTGCAAGTAGTAAAGAGAGCATAATAAAAAGGGGCTTTATTAGCCCCTTTGTTTTATTTTTTATAATCAGCAAATGCTTTCTTTAAGACGCTAAGCAGGTACCTGCTTACTTTGTTTATTGAAGATCCATACATACCTATGCCTGAGTAATGATGATCCTCTATCTTCCCTTCTAGCTTTTCTTTGTGAGATATCCAGCCAGCCATAGAGAACACATTTCCGCCTATCAACTCTGCGTAATCTTTCAGCGAATACATAGGTTCGCGTTTTGGCTTTTTCATAACTACCACCCAATCCCGCGCGTTGGTGCAATAAAATTATCAGGAACCGATTTTAACACTCGAACAGTGTGCGTCTTTTCCTCTTCGTTTTCACCGTATTTTTGGTGATACCCAATGACTGCCGACTTGGAAATGCCGTATTTTTTGGCCGTATTTTCTAGCGAGTTACGGCAGCGATATTTTGCGACTTCTTTTTTTAGCTCTGTACTTGGTCGCTTCTGGAAATGAAAACCGCCTTTGACGCAGACTTTCGAAACAGCGTCAGCATTGAGCCCAAACTTTTTCGCTATGTCGTTTCGCTTCATTCCGCTTTCGGCAAGTCGAACAATCTCTTTGTCTCGCTCGACATTCTTTTTTGACATTCCCATTAAACGATCCCCTCTTCTTTCAGTATTTTTTCCAAGTCAATCATCGATACGCGAAACTTTTTACACGTTAGGCGCTTACGTTTCCATTCTTTGTAGTGTCTGACGATTGACTCTTTTTCGGCCTTTGGTAGTTCGGTTTTAACTTTTGCTCTAGCCGCTTCAAATTGTTTTGCCAGCGCGTCTTCTGGGTAGGCTAGGCTCTTACGCTCCTCCCAGTCGATGCCGTCGATTGCTGCTTTTTGTTCTGCTGTTGCGTCTAGGATTTTCATTTGTCTTGCTCCAAGTCTAATTCGATGATGAAAGCTAAGCAGCACATGGCGTGTGCAAGGTGGTGTTTGCCGCTTTCGATGTCGTGAGTCTCGCCCATTCGATACGCTGCTAAATGTCGCATCGCTGCGGCTGTGTATCGACCCGTGGCGTTCGGTACGGTGCGCCACTGGTTAGGCGCATACTTTGTTGCACCAAATGTTAAAACGTCTACAAACTCGGCCTCAGCGTGTACAGGTATCAAGTTATAAAGCGGCTTGCCCGTGTCGTGCTTGTTACCTACTTTCTCAGCCAGTACGCGAGCGTTAATTCTCGGTACAATCTTAGCGCGGTTCCAGTCGTCCATAGTGATTGGGTCGTGTAGGGTGTGGACGTATTGTCCATTCTGGAAAGTCCAATCATATACCTCGGGAACGACTCCCCAGCACTCAGGGTTTTCTAAAAACCAATTTAGCAATTCTTCTCTGTTCATTTGCCTGATTCCTCTAAAAATGCGTCGGCCATTGCATATGATGGCGCAATTGCGTCAAAACCGTGATCGTTTACACCAGCCACGAATATACGCAAAGCAACCTCTTCACGCTTCGTCAGGCGCTCGCTGTCGTGTTTTTCAACGATATCCAACGTCTTATGCTTCAAGTAGTGTCTCGCCTCTTCTGCGGTAAATGAGCCGCCATTGAATGAAAACGTCTTGCCGTCTTGGCTGGTTAAACCGTTTGGCATGTTTAGTGGTGGTGTTAGCTGCATATTGTTGCGAACCAGTAGCGCGCCAATCCAGAATATTTTGTATTCGTTGCTCATGTGTTTCTCCTTGTTGATCCGTCTAATTTAAAACATTAATCTTTTATAGTCAATAAAAAAGAACAATTAAATTGCTCTTGATTATTGGGCTTATGGCATCCGAACCTTGGTAATTCTTATTCGGCTGGTGGCTAGTGCTGATTTCTAGCTTACTCGGCAGTCCTGAATCAGGGACGAGCTTAATGTATCTGCTCTTGTCTTTAGCACGTCAGCCCGTGCATTCACCATGCGAATAAAAACTAAATTGGTAGGCCTACGGGGAATCGAACCCACGATTTAAGTGTTATGAGCACCTTACTTTAACCATTAAGTTATAGGCCTGAATTGGCTGGGAGGGTTGGATTCGAACCCACCTTATTCTCGGTTAACAGCCGAGTGCCATCACCTAGATAGCTTCCTCCCAATTAAACCTTGTCGCTTCACAGCGTTACAGGCTTTGTTTTCACCGCCCAGCATTGGGCGAAGATATATCACCTCCTATTATGAAGATGAAACTCGCACTTGAGATTTTGGCTCTAATTGCCTAGTCTGAGAGGTGCGGCCATAAATTATGGTCTTGAAAGCCTGATGCCGAAGCAGTGCAGGAACACTTTTATCTTTATGTTTTGATCTACCCTGTTATGAGGATTCGAACCTCTTAGACTTACTTTACATCCTGCGTGCACACATTCAGTAAAAACACAGAACTCGGCCTGCTATCGCCTTCGCCACACGATAAAGTAACAAGGTAGATTAAAACACCCTTCTTTTATGCGCGCACTTGGAGAAGGAAACCAAGCTATGAGGGGAAAAATTACTAAAACCCTGCGCTAGACGATTTACTTATATTGCTGTTCAAGCGTGTAGGGTAAAGGAGTAACCCAAACTTGTTTGCACCGCATCGCCCTAAGACACAAATCAATATTAATCTATATAAAAATAATTGCAACTATTTTTTAGAAAAAAGTTTTTCTGCGTCAATTCCTAGCGAGTCAACAAGTTTTGCAATGGCTGCCTCTTGCTCTTCCTTGGTGCCGTCTTCAATTGCGTTATATAGATCCAGCGCGGCATCATCCGTCTTTAGCTCTGTTCTTTTTACTGCCTCAGCAATAAGCAGTCCAGCGAGCTTTTTAAGCAATTCTGCTGTGATTCTGGTTTTGATGTAGTTAAAGATAAAGCTGATTATTAGCTGCATGGGGGTGGCCTCTTAGCCTAATTAATGAGCTTAAAAGATACCAAAATCCTCAACAAAACGCCATTTGCTGAAGAAAACACCCATTTGCTGACGGTTGCTGAAAAAATATTACACACAAATAAGATAAGGGAAAGGAAAAA